CGTTTCTACAACAGGAACAACAAATAGCAAATAGTTGACAACTATTGGGAAACAGTTTGTAATACGAATTACCTACCAATGGGTTCATTGGGTTTATTCTTGGAGTAATCCATGTCTGAAGCAGCACAAGAGGCCCGGAAACAGGCTTCAACAGTTGTAACGAGTGAGAATTTAGCTGAGTTTTCGTTAGCAAAATTAGGTTTAGCGTCAGATGGAACTCCCATTGAGGCCGCACCAGCGGAGCCGGTGGTTGAGACCGAGGCGAGTGAACCAAGCGAAACCGAGGCTGCGACAGGTGAAAAGAAGCAAAACCCAAAACTTGAGAAGCGGTTTTCAGAACTGACTAAGCAGCGTGAAGCGGCCCGCCAAGAAGCGGAACGTGAGCGCCAAGCCCGTCAAGAACTGGAGAATCGGATTAAGGAACTGGAGACTAAGGCTAACCCTGCGAAAGCAGCACCGGCAGATCCAGACCCTAAACCCGATCCAAGCCAGTTTAATGATGCGCTGGAATATGCTGAAGCTCTGGCTGAGTGGACTACTGACAAGCGGTTGCGGGAGCGCGATGAACAAGAAATGTCTCGCAAGGCGCAAGAAGAACAGAGCCGTAAACAGGTCGAGTTCCAAAAGCGCGTAGAAAGTGCGAAGGCAAATCTGCCGGACTATGAGGACACAATCGCGGCTGCTGGGGATATACCAGTTAGCGCACCGGTTGGGGAATCGATTGTTGATAGTGAGTTTGGGCCTGAAATCCTTTACTACCTAGCCGACAACCCGGACTACGCACGTTCCCTAGCGGAGAAGTCATTGACCGCGCAATTGCGTGAGATTGGGAAGTTGGAGGCAAAGTTTGAGAAAACCGCGACTCCTAGCAAAAAGGAACCTGTGGCTAAGAAATCGAACGCCCCTGCGCCGATTTCGCCTATCAAGGCAAGCAGTAGCGCCGTGGACACCGGTTTGGATTCAGACCGAGCGTTTCATGGAACCTACCAGCAATGGAAGGCTGCTCGCCTTGCGGGGAAGATTCGGTAATAGGGCAACCTTAACCTTTTTGGAGAATTAAAAATGGCAAATAATTTGCTAACCATCTCCATGATCACCAACGAGGCGTTGATGGTCTTGGAAAACGAACTTACGTTCACGGCCCGCGTTGACCGTTCTTATGACGAGCAATTTGCGGTTACTGGCGCTAAGATTGGTAACACCGTAAACGTCCGCCGTCCGGGTCGTTTTATCGGTACTACTGGCCCTGCGCTTAACGTAGAGGACTTCAACGAGACATCCGTCCCCGTTACCCTCTCAACCCAGTTCCACGTTGATACCCAGTTCACCACACAGGATCTGGCTCTGTCGTTGGATATGTTCTCTGACCGCGTTCTGAAGCCCGCAATCGCTGCTATCGCCAACAAAATGGACTTTGATGGCACGACAATGGCTACCGACAACACCGCTAACACGGTGGGAACGGCTGGAGTTGTACCCTCTGACATCGCTACGTTCTTGACCGCACAGGCTTATCTGGACGGTGAAGGCTCACCCCGTGATGGCAAGCGTTCTTGCGTTGTTGACCCCTTTACCGGTGCGTCAATCGTTGGCTCGCTCAAAGGTCTCTTTAACCCACAAGGCACTATCTCTGGTCAGTACGAGAAGGGCATGATGGGCAAAGACACCATTGGTATGAACTGGTACATGGATCAGAACATTGTGTCGCACACATACGGTTCTTATTCGACCGCAACTCTTTCAACCAACACAACGACCTTTACCGGCTCGCTGACAACTGGTTGGGCTTCTACATCCACGATCACAATCGCGGCTGCTACCGCTAACGCTGGCTTAAAGCAAGGCGATACCATCCAGATTGCTGGCGTATATGCAGTCAACCCACAGAACCGTCAGCCATACGGCGGTAATGTTCTGCGTAACTTTGTCGTGACCGCTGACGTGACGATTACTTCCGGTGGCTCTGCTTCCGTAACCGTATCGCCCGCTATCATCACGGCTGGTCAGTTCCAAAACGTATCCGTTCTCGCAACATCTTCGACCGCAGTTGTTACACCGTTCAACAAGACCGGTGTTGTCAGCCCGCAGAACTTGGTGTTCCACAAGAACGCGTTCACGTTAGCGACTGCCGACCTTGAGTTACCGGACGGTGTTCACTTTGCTGGTCGTGCAAGCGACAAGCAGTTGGGTCTCTCAATCCGCGTTGTTCGCCAATACACGATCAACAACGACTCGATCCCCACCCGCTTAGACGTTCTGTACGGTTGGGCTCCCCTCTACCCCGAACTCGCTTGCCGAGTTGCGGCTTAATTAGGAAAGGAACCTAAATCATGTCAAATCCCGGCGCAGCAAGTACCCAAACGACCAACTACCTATTTAACGGTAACGCCTCTGACGGTGTCCTATTGGGCATCGCTACTGGCAAAGTTGGTTTCTACGGCGAGACCCCAGTTGTTCAGGCATCTGCAATCACCACGATTTCAGACTCTGCAACTGGAACCGCCATCGCAACTGCGGTTAACAGCGTTATTACCGCGTTGAAGAACATTGGCATAACCGCCTAAGATGTTCGTATGACCGAGAAGGCCACCCTCACAAGGGGTGGCTTTTTCTTTTTTTGGAGAATCCATGAAGCACGTAATGATTGCCCTGCCGACTTACACAGGAGTAGTCCACATTGGAACCGTTCATAGCCTTATTGATGACCTTATTGCCTTGGTTAACCGTGGTGATAGGTTTACTATTGTTGATGATGTCGGTAATTCTGCTATTGCTGATTGCCGAGGGGTAATTGCTTCCAATTTCTATAAGTCCGACTGCGATATGTTGGTCTTTGTGGATAACGATGTCTGCTGGGAGCGCGGTGGTTTACTAAGAATCATTGATCACCCCGTGGACTTGGTGGCTGGTGTCTATCCGTATCGGGTTGACCCCCTGTCTTGGACTGTCCGTTGGGATCAGAGCAAAAAGGAACTTTGGGCAGACCCAGAGACCGGTTTGCTTGAGGTAGAGTGCGTAGCAACTGGATTTATGAAGATTTCTCGCAATTGCATAGCCAAAATGATTGAAGCCCACCCAAGCACTTGGGTACATGAAAAGGCTGTTGATGGCGAGTTTTGGCCTTTATTTGAGCCCCACCTAGATGTCCGCAAAAAACACCGATATGGCGAGGATTATTCGTTCTGTATGAGGTGGCGAGAGCTAGGGGAAAAGGTATGGATAGACCCAGAAATCGGAATGGGTCATACCGGCCTAAAAGTTTTTGAAGGACATATTGGAAACTGGCTGAAAAGTAGGATAATTCCACAACCAACATCTGAGGTGACCCATGAACCAAATCAAAATTCTTAGCCCAACCTTTGCGTTGGATCTCACAACTGCGGCATCGTCTGCCCTACAAATCGTTCCCAACACCCCAACCCGCGCCTACCGCGTGGCTCTCTTGAACACCGGGACGGGCAAGGCTGGCGTGACCTTTGGCACAAGCTCAACGAACATGGACACTCCCGCGATTGCGGCCACGGGTGGCTCTGGGGCGCTAGTTCTACCCGGAAACATGATTTACCCAATGATTGTTGATTGCGGAGCCCCGGATCTGTACATCAAGGCTATCTCATCAGGAACCAACACTCTGTACATTACGTTGGTGGCTACCGAATAAGGATTCACCATGTCGAACTCGACTGCCAAAACCATAACCACCAACATAGTGCCGGTTCAGGGGACGTTTGAGCCCCTGCCACCCTATGATTGCATCAGCTTAATTGGCCCTGCTGGAACGCCTTTTTTTGCCCCTGTAAGCCCAATTTTAGACGGGGTGACGATTACCAATAGTACGATTGATAGTACGACTATTGGGGCAACGTCAGCGACCACGGGAGCGTTTACAACCGCAACGGCAACCAACGCCCCAAGCGGAAATAATGACCTGTGCAATAAAATCTATGTTGACTCTTTGGCGGTCGGTATCCAATGGAAAGAGCCAGTAGTTGCGGCAACCACGGTAAATATCACCCTCTCAGGCGCTCAGACCATCGACACGGTCTCCGTAGTTGCGGGCAATAGGGTTTTAGTCAAGAATCAGTCAACAGCGGCTGATAACGGTATTTACATTGCCGACAGCGGCCCTTGGTCACGAAGCGCAGACGCAAATACTTGGGATGAGTTGGTCTCAGCTATTGTGTTTGTAGAGCAAGGAAATCAAGGCGGGTCGGCTTGGTACTGCTACGCCCAGCCCGGAGGCACTCTTGGGGTCACGGCGGTTCCTTGGAGCAATCTAGCGGTTTCTGGGGTGTATTACGCCGGGACAGGACTAAGCCTTGCTGGCAATACGTTTAGCATCACCAACACCGGGGTAAGCGCGGCTACCTACGGTTCTGCCTCTGCCGTTCCGGTTTTTGCGGTCAACGCCCAAGGCCAACTGACAAGCGTAACCAATACGAGCATAGCAATTGCGGCTTCTGCGATAACCTCTGGAACCATTGATTCTGCAAGGATCTCAGGCTCTTACACGGGCATTACGGCGGTCGGAACCCTGTCTGGTCTGACGGTCAGTAGCACAATTGTTGGGTCGATTTCTGGCAATGCTGCAACTGCAACAACAGCTACAACTGCGACTACGGCTACTAATTTAGCCGGTGGTGCGTCAGGAAACATACCCTATCAAACCGGTTCTGGAACTACTTCTTACGTTTCTACGGGTACAGATGGGCAGTATTTGGTTTTGGCAAGCGGGGTTCCAACATGGACTTCTGCTTCAGGGGCTGGTGACGTAACCGGCCCAGCATCGTCCACAGACAACGCAATTACGCGGTTCGATGGAACAACCGGCAAGGTCATCCAGAACTCTACGATTACCCTGTCTGACGCTGGTGCGTTGCAAAACGTCAACGAGATCAACTTTGACATCACTCCCGCGTCAGTTGTAGGCGGTGCGGGCTCTCTGTCTTGGAATAACAACGACAACACCCAGACCTTGCAGTTAATTGGTAACAACAACGTAGAACTAAAACTTACGCAAGAAAGCTACTACCGCGTCAAGGCATCGTCCGCAATTACTAAAGGCAATGTCGTAATGCTGACCGGCACGTTAGGATCGTCCGGGGGCTTATTAGGCGCTCCAGCTACGGGTCTAACTGCGGCTACCGGCTACTACGTTTTAGGCATAGCCAAGGAGTCAGCGGCGCTCAACGGCTGGATTTACGTTCAGTCATTTGGAGAGGTTAAAGGAATCGACACCTCTGGAACCCCTGTAAGTGAAACTTGGGTTGACGGGGACGTTTTGTATTACAACCCTGCGGTTACGGGTGGACTGACCAAAAACGTACCAAATGCACCAAACGCCAAGGTTCAGGTAGCTGCGGTCGTTCACGCTGACAATACCAACGGCATCTTATTTGTAAGACCTACGTTTGAACCCCGACTAAACGACCTGTCAAACGTATACGCACCAAGTCCATCAGACAATGATTTGATCGTTTGGGATAACACGGACGCACGCTGGGAGAGCAGGGCTCCGTCATCAGTCACGGCTGGTTTGGCTACTAGTCTAGCTGGTGGTGCGACCGGTTCTCTACCCTATCAGTCAGCAACAAACACGACCACGTTCCTTGCGGCTGGCACAGACGGTCAGGTTCTAAAGCTGGCCTCTGGGGTTCCTACTTGGTCAAGTGATGTCTCTGGGGTCACGATTACAGACGATACGACCACCAACGCCACGCGGTACATCACGTTCTCAAACGTCACGACCGGCAACGAAACCACTTTAGACGTATCGTCAACCAAGCTCCAATTTAACCCAAGCACAGGTGCGCTAACTGCTACAAGCCTGACCCCGACCAATGCGCTTGGAACGGCTTACGGTGGAACTGGACTGACATCTCTTGGAACTGGTGTAGCAACTTGGCTTGGAACCCCGTCATCTGCAAATCTAGCTGCGGCAGTAACAGACGAGACAGGTTCTGGATCTTTGGTATTTGCGACAAGCCCGTCTCTGACTACTCCTAATATCGGAGCTGCGACCGCAACTAGCGTCAATGGCCTGACAATCTCTAGCAGTACGGGAACCCTAACGGTTACTAACGGCAAGACCTTATCGGTTAGCAATACGCTGACCCTTGCGGGTACTGATAGCACGACTATGACTTTCCCCCCGGTTAGCTCAAGCATTGGTTATCTCAACATTCCGCAGTCAGGGTCAGACAAGACAACCTCATACACCCTAGCTTTGGGTGACATTGGTGAGTTTGTTGGCGTGGGGTCGGGCGGGTCGATTACGATTCCTAACTCGACTTTTGCGGCTGGTGATGCGGTATCAATCTTCAATAACACGACCGGCAACATCACGATTACTTGCACAATCACAACCGCTTACATTGCGGGAACTGACACAGATAAGGCTACCGTGACCCTATCAACTAGGGGTGTCTGTACCGTCTTATTTATCTCTGGAACGGTCTGCGTACTGACAGGGAATGTGTCCTAAATGACGGGCATATTCCAGATCCTGTTGGCTGGGCAGGGTGCGCCGACTATCCTTGCTGACTACCTTGTTGTAGCGGGTGGTGGTGGGGGTGGCTCTTACATTGGCGGTGGAGGCGGTGCTGGTGGATACCGTGACTTTTCATCTCAAACATTAGCCGTTGGAACTGCATATACGGTGACCGTTGGTGCTGGTGGTACGGCTGGCGGTGCAGGAACAAGCACAAGGTCTGGAACCGGTAGTAATTCGGTTTTTAGTAGCAATACCGCAAACGGCGGTGGTGGCGGCGCTGGATTTTCTTCTGCCACAAGCCCAACAGTCTATACATCTCAAACCGGAGGTTCTGGAGGTGGCGGTGCTGGTGGAAGTAATTCTGGAGCCGCTGGTAATACTCCATCAACCAGCCCCTCACAAGGTAATAGTGGTGGTAACGGAGAGAACGTTGGGAATGTAAACGCTGGTGGCGGGGGCGGTTCTGGTGGGAATGGCGTAAGTGCAACTGATACTGTTG